CCCCGTACACTGATACATCTCGAGTGTCATAGCCCATAGTCTTCGTCACCGCAAAAGCGATGCAATAGAAGATCAGGGTTTCAAGCTCGAAAGTGTAGCCGTTGCCCATCGCTGAGAACTTTTGGTAAGGATACCATTTGCCCTCAATACTATACTCTTTACTTCTGATCCGATCTAAAAGATCGAACCAGTCGTAAGGCAAGAGGTCAATGACCGCTCGCCAAGATATAGTATCAGAAGCGTTTCTTAGGTCAACAGTGGCAAGTGAACCATCACGGCTAGCCTTACGGGCCATCCGACGATGCTTCTCCTGAAGTGTGTTTAAATCCACTCCAGATTGCCTCAGTCTAGTACGGATAAAATCGCCAACGCCCTTTTGAAGTAGGACGTTTAGTGTAGGACCAATTGCAATCGGTCTTTCCACAAAGGCGGTTTTAGGTACGAAAGCAAGGCGGTCGCCAGGTATAACAGTGAGACACTCATAAATACGAGCGTCATCACTGGGGTCTAAGCCATGGAGGCTTAGCCAGCCTGGGCAGTTTTGAAGTAGCTTCACAGCTAGTTCTGCCGCCTCGGGTGTCACATCTAGTGCACCACTTAGTTTTTCGTAAGCAGTTGTCTTATTCTTCACAGAATAAGCTGCACCAGGTCCGAAACCAAAATTTAGATCTTCTATGATAGGAGTTTCACCTAAAACGTTAGCAATTTTACGAGATGCTATCAAATTGATAGACATTTCCTCGCTGATATCTGTTAAAGGATATCGGGTGCTTAGCGTCCTGAAGTTAAACTTCTGACATTCATACTCACACGAGATGAACGTTTTCATAGCCTCTATTTTGGGATCGACTGATATGTCCCAGTTCGGATACTTCTTAATCCAGGCTTTTAACATGCTTACATGGTAAGTTTCAAGGGCAGACGACACAGTGTCATCTCCCCTATTGGCTATCTCATGTAACTTGTTATCGTCCTGTGCAGAAAGAGCCCAGAAAAGGTTATGTGCATATGACGTACCAACGTCTTCGCACATCCTTTCAAAGATCTTTCTGTATGATGAGGCAAAAGCAATTGGATCATTCCAATCAGCCTTTAACTGTTTGCTTAGCGAACGGTTCGTGTGTGTCTTAGACATACATGTTACTCCATCAAAGATTAATAAGGAAAGTTCCCGTATGTTATAACGTCATCAATGATGGCGTTACCGGGAATATCCGCCAAATACGCCAGAGCATCGGCGATATTGGTTGCAGAAGCATTTTGCGAGACGATCACGTCCATGAAAACGGAAACGCTTTCATAGGTAGTGAGATCACCGCTAACTACTTCTACAGGGACCACCAGTTTAATGGTGACCTTCCGGGGCTGAGAAGCCTTCGGAGCCCGCATCCCAATAGACAACGTAGGGTAAAGAGCTGCTGTTGAAAGGGTCTGTTCAGACCAGTTCGCAAGCAGTCCATCACGCCACGTTGGTTTAAAGGTACGAGCGGCTGGTGCACTGTCATTCAGTGCAATGTTGGCTGTTTCTGCCATTTGTATGTACTCCTGTACATTTGGTTAAGTTTAACAATCAACGAAATATTGATTGCATTAATGCGATAGCGTTAATAGCATGAGTGCCATTAACGATACCGGATAACTTAAAAGCGGGAGGAGGAAGCGTAGGCAGTGTAGCACCGCCAATGATCCTATTCCCACGTTCTAAGTTATGTTCAGATGCATATGACTTACCATTATTTGGAGCGTTGAAAACGACGGACCTAACAGTGGAAGATGTCTCCTTTTCAAAAGAGAACACATATGTCACCTGGTAACCAGTAGCTGCGTCGAGATTATGTAAATAATTCCCGACAGGATAAAACCAATCTACAACGAACGAGAATGGGAGCTTTTCCCATACAAGTCCGAGAGGGTTGGTTAGACCTAAAGCAGATAGCTGCCGCAGAGTTGGAGCCACCACCGCCAGTTCAGCCTTATAGCTGACTCTGAAGGTGCTCTGGTTAGAGTTATTCCTAGTTACCTTCTGGTAGATATTATAAGAACTACCTGATTGCGACTTGGAATCTTCTGCACGGGCGAAGAATTGTAAATCGTCGCCTTGACTCTGGAGGCCTTCAGCCGCCAGTTTAGCAGAGGAGTAAACGTCGGATAAAAGAGGTTTCCAACCGTAAGTCAGTTCAAGCCATGAATTGGCAGCGAACTTCTTAAGGTTGACTCTTTTACTGGGTCTACGCCTCTGTAAGTCCTTACGATGTTTCTTAACGGTTGTATATCTTCCGTTAACAATAGCAACCTGACTATCG